AACAGTCTTGTCAGGGCCGAGAAACCAATAGTTTTCACTCCTATAGTTCTTCTCCTTTGGTTTCTTTGTTTCTGAAATAACCGCCTTGGGGCTATGGTTGTACCTTTGATTAGAGGAGCCGGTCTCTTTCCAAAGTCGGTCCAACCAAACCTGTTCCCTTTCTTCTCTTTCCCTTTTCCCGCCAGAGACCAGTTCAAGGATAGAGAAGGTGAAAGAGGACTCTCCTGACTTTGTGAAGTCAGCTTGTAGGAACTTGTTATGGTGTCTTCCCTTACGAAGATCCCTTAGATGAGTACTCCAGCGTTCCTGGAAACGCATAGCAGAGCCCACATATCTTCTTCCGTTGGCGTTATGACGAATTTGATATATGCCGCCCTCTTTGGACTTACCCTCATAGAGGAGGGTGGCTTTCGGGGTGATTTTGTTCCAAGAGGTTCTTGGGGGCTTGTCTGCTGAAATTTCCAAAGGCTGGTTTGCCAAGAGTTGTTCGTTCTTGTCCTTAAGTACGAGGACAGTTTTTTTTTTGTCCTGCTGTAAGTGCCCCGTGTCTAGGTAAAACGCTGCAATTTGTGGGGAACCTGGTGACGTGTCTTGCCGGTCATGGCTCTGGCATCGGGCGTGTTGTGATGTACGCCCTTGGAAGGTATGTCCTTCTGGGCATCATGGGCCTTGTTTATCTCGGTTTCTATACGTTTTATTAACCAACGCTTATAGGCAACCGGAAACCCCATGTAGGTGTTCCAGTCCATACCGAAATAGTAGCCCAACAAAAAGAAGGGCTCAAGGAGAACCGCCTCTTTATCTTCGTGAGTTAGGCCAAAAGAAGGTCGCCCCCATGGGCATCGTTACCTCCTCGAAGTGATCACAGGACTTGCAGGTGAACGGGACGGTCATTTCAACGCCCGGCTCATGCTGGTCAATGTACTCTCTAAGGGCCAGGGAGTCAGCCGCTGGGAGGAAGGACACGAATTTGTTAATGGTGTTCCTATCGGCGGTTCCCTCAATGTCCACAATGCTCCTTTGGAGACGGGCAGTGACGATGTTGGAGTTGAGCATACCCTTCTTCTTGCGGAAGTCAACCTCTGCAAGAATCTCCTCTTCTTCCTTGCCGGTTAGGAACTTGAATCCAATGGTCTTGCCGGTCTTTGGAAGCTTGAACTTGAAGTGGTTGAGACCTGGGGAGGTTGGCTCGATTTCCAATGGCTTGATTGGGAGCTCCGAGAGGTTGACCGTAAGGTCATTCTTGAAGCCGCAGGAAGGACACACAAAGGTTGGTTCATAGGGGCTTCCATAGCCACTGGAACGGATTGCAATCATCAGGGCATTGCGGTCACCGCTCAGAAGGGTGCTCACATCAATGCTTCTGTTGATGAGGCAGGCCTTGATAAGCTCGGTAATGACCGTGCCTCTCTTGATGAGAGCCGGGCTCATAAGAAGATCCTCTTCTCGGGCCGTCATGGCTCTGTACTCAACCTCAGTCTTACCAGACAGAGCATGGCTAGCGTCATAGACCTTACCCTTGGAAGGTAGCGGAACCGCATCGACAGGAATCTCCATGTCGAAGTCCTTTTTGGCCGCATCAGCCATTCTCACGGACTGAACGCCCTCAATGTTACCACCAAAAATCGAGTTCTTAGCCTCGCGTGCTTCCTTGTTATCTTCTGACATGTGTTCTCCGGCTATGAAGGGATTATGAACCCCCTTATAGATATGTCTGAACGCAAATTCCGATAAGATGGCAGCTTTTTGCTATTTCGCAGGCTTCTTTTTGGTAAGATGCTGGGATAGACGGAACATGGAGTGAATCCTCAGGAGCTGCTCATAAAGACGGAAGGCCCTTTGGCGTTCTCCTGTGTCCAGAATCATGGCCCTAAGGGCATCCTCTACGTTTTGCTTGCTGGGCTCTGCAAAAGAGCCCTCAGCTAACTCCAGTTTGATCACCCGCATAAAGGGAAGTAAAAGGGTGGCCGCCATCCTTCTTTTCTTGGAGGCGTTCATAACAAGACGTGCCCTTCTCTGGGCTGCCTTCCAAAGAACAGGGCTCGAAAGCCTTAGCCTTCGATATCTTTCCAAATCTGATGAAGTCCTTGTTTCCATTGCTATACCATGAAAATTCAATCTCTACGGGACTTTTCACCAGAGCATTTCCACTTCTTCCTCGAAAGTCTAAGTGGACTGTTTGGGTCTTTTGCTGCGGCTGGGTGTTTTTTCATTTGCCCATTTGACCTTGCACAGTATGAGTCTCCCTTTGAAGTACCTGGTGCTATACTGTAACCCTTGGCACCATATCTAACCGTCTTACCATCAGACGTTTTCTTCACATACTTTTTAGGACCAGAATATTCTTCTTCAATGTCCTCGGACAATTCAGCATCAGAAACTGTTTCTTCAAGTAAGAAGTCAAGTACTTCTTCTAAGTTTGCATGTTCTTTCACGTTTTGACTCTCCATTGGTTATGGATAAGTAGACAAAAAAGAGCCATCCTCTTGTGGACGGCTCTCTTTTGGGATTCGAAATAAGGAAAGATCAGAACTGGAGGACCATATTGTCGAAGCGAATGGTCAGGGTGATTTCTGCAAGACCAGTCTCTTCCTCGTAGGACAACTCACCGTAGTTGGACTCGGTGATGAAGGCACCCTTAATGTCCCAAAGCTGGACAACGGTACCCACGGGGTCAAGCATCTTGATCTGAATGTCTCTCTTGTAGAAGTCTGCATAACCGCCTCTGCCCGAGACGCTCTCGAAGCAAAGACGACGCCACTCCTCAACCTGCTGAGCCGCCGAAGGAGCGATAGCATCATGGAGGGTAACCTGCATGGTACCAAACTTTGTCTTACCAGCGATGTATCTGGTAGAGTTGATCCATGGAATAGCTACTTCCTCAGTGGTAATCTGGGGACGAGCCGCTGTCTTGATCAAGAAGTGGTCAATACCCTCGATGGCAAATACGAATTGCCTCTTTGCCAATGGCTCAAACTTCTGTGGGAGCATGTCCGTTACTGATAGTGTCTCTACCATATTCCTTACCTTCTATTTCCTTGATCTCTCAGCGGATTCACAGTCTAAATATTACGCACCTGGAAACTTGGTCTCAAGATATCGCAAAAGCCTTTCAGGCCTTCCGTCTGCGCTTCCTGACACTGCTTTCGGCTACCACTGCTGGCTGCATATCGGCAAAACCGGTCTGGGAGTGCTGAAGCTCCTCGTTTTGGAACTCATCCATGCATTCTCTAACCAGGGTCTTAAGGTTCTCCTTGAGACTGCGACCTTCCACAAACCAGGAGTCCTCGTTGGAACCTAGGTCATCCTCATCTTCCTCGCTTGCCTGCTCAGGCTTGCCCTTCGTGAACCACTCCTCATCCGAGAAGGTGTAGCCCGTGAAATCGTCTTCCTCGTCTGGGATGCCTGCGCTAGGAATGCCGAACCCTGCCTTCTCAATGTCGAGCAGAGGAATGTCCTCAGCCTCTCCTGTTGGCCCGACCTCTGGTTCCGAGGGCTCATCACCAAAGAAGTCTGGATCGTCCAGGTCACGGCCCTCATCAATAAGAGGTTCCTCATACCAAGGCCCGGAGAAATCGAAATCCCAACCCTCTTCTGTGTCCATTGGCGTACTGCCTGGTGGAATCTCATCGCTAAGTGAATTGAAGTCATGAACCGGATCCAGGTCATCCATTGGACCAGGATAGGAGGTTGGCGATAGCTCTCTGTCGTCCTCAAAGTGAGAAATGGGCTCGGGTTCGTCCTCAAAGTCAGAAATGGAGGCATCAATGGCAGCATCCCTGGCAGCCCTTCTGGTGGATGGCCCGCCCTCAATAACTCCCTCAACCAAGCCGCTTTGTCCAGCAATCTGAACATCAACGCCATTTCTCAGAAGAAAACGAACCTTCGCCTCTGTGAGGATACCGTGATTTGTGTATAGTAGCTTCATAATGGATTCCTTGGTGAGTCAAAAGTCAGAGGCAGCCGCTTCTAGCTGCTCCTTGCGTGCCTCAAGTTTCTCAATCTGATCTTCGAGCCTGATGAGCATTTTCTGAATGGCCATTGTGCTCATGGCACTGGCTCCATAGTGGTGCATATTGTTTCTGGCTGAAGCCTCGGTTTGACCAATGCTCACGAGCCATCGCACCTTGGCGTCCTCTTCATCTGTACCAGCGGCATAGGCCTCTACATGACCCATAGGCCCCGTAATCTCAAAGACACGTTTGCGGCCCGGCTTAGAAATTTGCTCGGCTGTTACCTTCTCCGTGGGAGGTGCAATGGCAGTGTTGACTCCTGCGCCCTTGGCGCTTTGCTCTTTCAGCGCCTCTCTAATCATTGCCTTTAGTTCTGTTAGGGATACTTTCATGGTGTTGCTTTCTTTCACGGTAGACGAAATGGTTTTCTTGAAGTCTTCCTCTAGACGATTACCAGGAAAGAGTGCATGAAAAACCTCTTCTGGAAGATAGTCTCGAGCCACTGTGTCCAATGCCCCGATTGCTCGCCGGGCCGATTTAATATCCCCAATCTTTAGAAAATTAGCAATCCTAGCCAGGTCCTCAGCATCCATTTGGGCACTTTTGATAAGTTCTTTGCCAAGCCTCGATTTAGGATCAAAGGAGCCAAACTCTTCCATTCGATTGGAAACCAGCTCCGAGGCAACGCTTTCGATTTCCTTGGCCATAACCTTTAGCTGTCGAAGTGTAAACGTCATTTTATCTCCATTCTAGAAATTATCAACCCTGGCCGAAGTTGCTGGAGTTGTTGATCACGAAGTCGATGCTTAGGGACTCGAGGGTTCTGGTTGGAGACACGAAAATCTTACCTCTGATGGTCTTATTCTCGAAGTCTGCCTGGGTCGTGGTGGAGGTGTCAATCTTCACAAAGAAGCGATCCACACCCTTCTGATCCTGGATCCTCTTAAGGACAGGGTTCACCAACTGAGAGAATCTTGCAAGAGTCTCTGGTAGACCTTGCTCGAACACGATTCGGTTGGAGATTTTCTTGACCTGCCTTCTGATGGACAGAAGGAGACGACGAACATTCACTCTGTCCAGGGCCGAGTCCTCAGCATAGAGGGTCTTTTGACCCCACACCAATGGACCATCCGAACCTGCAAAGGAAACGATTGGGTTGATGTTTACCTCA